TGGAGTAAACAATGGCATATCCTACAGTTGACAAGCCTTATGGCTTGCAGCCGGTCAATTTGATCGGTGGTCAGGTGTACGCCGGTTCCACTCGCCTAATGCGTATTGCTAGCGGTTATAACACTGGCATTTACTACGGCGACGTGGTTAAAATGGCTTCCGACGGTACCATCCAAAAGGATGTTGGTACTGGCGCAGCTACACCGGTTGGCATCTTTGTTGGTTGTACTTACACAAACCCTACTACTAGCCAGAAGACATTCTCGCAGTATTATCCAGCAAATACCGCAGCCCCAGACATCCAAGCGTACGTTGTGGATGATCCTGATGTTTTGTTCAAAGTAGCAACTGTTTCTAGCGGCACAACTGTAGCTTTCTACAGTTCAGAGGCTATTGGCGCAAACGCTGTTTTGGTACAGAACGCAGGTTCTAACTCAACCGGTGATTCAGCAGTTGGTATTTTTGGCGGCAATATTGCAACTACCGCTTCATTGCCTATCCGTATCGTTGACATCGTGCCTGACACATCAAACGGTTCAAACGGCTTCTGCGAATTTATCTGTAAATTTAACGCACCATACATGGTTTCTACGTTTACTAGCCCCGGCAACACTGTGGCTACTGTAGTTACTGGTGGTCATGCGTATCTCAACCCAACTGGCGTTTAAGGAGTAAATAATGGCTATTTCACGCGCTCAATTGCTTAAAGAGCTGCTGCCCGGCCTGAACGCTCTGTTCGGTCTGGAATATGCACGCTATGGCGAAGAACACAAAGAGATTTACGAAACTGAAACCTCTGAGCGTTCCTTCGAAGAAGAAACTAAACTTTCAGGTTTCACTGCTGCACCTGTCAAGAACGAAGGTAGTGCAATTCGTTACGACAATGCGCAGGAAGCTTGGACTGCTCGCTATAACCACGAAACTATCGCTCAGGGCTTCTCCCTGACTGAAGAGGCAATTGAAGATAACTTGTACGACTCTTTGTCGGCTCGTTACACGAAAGCTCTCGCACGTTCGATGGCTTATACTAAGCAGGTTAAAGCTGCTGCGGTTATTAACAACGGCTTCTCTAGCACCTACCCCGGTGGTGATGGCGTTGCTCTGTTCTCAACTGCACACCCATTAGTATCTGGCGGTACTAACAGCAACACACCGACTACACAAGCTGACTTGAACGAGACTTCTTTGGAAGCCGCCGTTATTCAAATCGCTGCTTGGACTGACGAACGTGGCCTGCTGATTGCTGCTAAACCACGTAAACTAATCATCCCATCGGCTCTGCAATTCGTTGCGACTCGTCTGTTAGAAACCAGCCTGCGTGTTGGCACTACCGACAACGACATTAACGCATTGAAGAACAATGGTTCGATTCCAGAAGGCTACACAATCAACCACTTCTTGACCGACACAAACGGCTGGTATTTGACTACCGACGTTCCAAACGGCATGAAGCACTTTGTTCGTGTTCCGATGGCAACCGGCATGGATGGTGACTTTGATACAGGTAACGTTCGTTACAAAGCTCGTGAGCGTTATTCGTTTGGTTGGTCTGATCCACTAGGCATGTTTGGTTCACAAGGTGCTTAATCAGGTGTAATCAGGTGATTAAACGGGGCTTCGGCCCCGTTTTATTTTTAAAAGGTAGGTAGTTATGGATAACTTCATACAAAAACAAATTGAAGCATCAGAGCGTCTGTACAACATGATGATGGCAGACCACAAACAACGGTTTGAAAAAATTGCAGAAGTTTACGCTTTAAGCGAACATCTACAGAAAAAACTAAACGAGCGCGACGAAGAGATACGAAAATTAAAGCGGTTGTTGCAAGCGTATGAGACGATGGAACGAGTCTAACTATATTTCAGGTTTGTAATATTTATGGTGTAGGATAATTTCTGCAGCCGGTGGGGGTTGCTGTTTTGACTACGGAGATTATCATGATTGCATCTATTACTGTTTTGGTTGATGTTGAAGAATTGTTGGCTGAGTTGGATTTGGAATTGGTTGATGCGCTGGACGAAGAGTACGATGTTGATTTTGACATTGACGAAGACGGCGTTATTTGGTTCTACGATGAAGAGTCAGACGTTGTGTACTACTACGACGAAGACTTGGAAGATTGGGCCGAAGTTGATGAAGACGACAACGTTTGGTACGTTGATGAGTCAGGTGACGTCTATTGGTTCGATGATGAGTCAGACGACTGGGTTTTGTTCGAAGATGAAGAAGACGAAGACGACTCAGCAGCTTGGTAATCTAAGGGGCTTCGGCCCCTTTTTTCTTTTCTAGGCGTTCGTTGTGGTGATGGATTCGGTGACAATTTGCACACAATACTAAACACTTTTTTATTTCTTCCGCCGCCCGTTTGTACGCTTTATTAGTTAATAATTTATGAACTTTGCGGTTATCTGGATGACGTTCTATATGGTGGAAATCTAGGGTAGCTGGGTGGTTTTGCCCACACTGTACACACGATAATGTACTTTTAAACGCGTGCCATTTTTCTTTTGCCGCTGCTTTACTTTCACGATTTTTCCTTTGCCGATGTTCTTTATTGCGCTCATAGCCCGCCCTGTTTGTAGCGTTTCTTTTTTCTTTATCTTTGGCGGGCATAGTGCGCAGATTGTACTTGCTTTTTTTAAGCATTGTGATATAAAGATATCATTCCGGGTATCCCGGTGCTTGCGAACAGTCCCGGCTGACTTTCATGCAAATCGCTCGCACTTAACTAGCATGAATAGGACAACTTATTATGGGAATTGCAACTACCCAAGCTATTTGGCGTTCGGGCGGCAACGACTCAACACGCACAGCTTACTGCGGCTCTATGGTCATGGCTGCTTCTTTTTTTGATGCTGACGTATCTACATCCAGCAATGCTGTAGTAGCTTCTGGTCAAACTGCGCGAGTCATTCTTCCAGCTAATGCTGTAGTAACGTCAGTCGTTATTACCAGCCCTATAACATCCGGCACTATCAATGTTGGTTACACAACCCTTACTGGTGGTGTATCTAATGCTTCTTACTATGTTGCTGCTTTGGCTGCTACATCAGCGAAGACAATTACTCCGGGTGCAACTGGCGCAGGTGGTGGTATCGGCACCGTAGCTAATGCAACAGTTAACACAGTATTGACAATTGAAAGCGCATCTTCAGGCGTTGGCACTATGGGCGGCTTTGTTACTTACTACGTAACTGACTACCTATTTGGTCAGCAGAACGTCTAATAGGGGGTCATTATGACCATGCAAACAGACGTTAAGTCAACGCACTTAAATACTTCGGGCGTAATTTTTGAAGGTCGCACTCGAGTTAAAAGTGTAATTATGTGTGCTAATGCAAGCGTAAAAGGGACTTTAGTTATATATAACGGGACAACCAATGTATTGGAAGTAGATGTTCCAAGTAACTCTAATCCTAACTCGTTTAATGTAATTATTCCCGGCGAAGGCATTTTGTGTACAGCAAATGTCTACGCAACCACGTCTAACCTAGCAAGTGTCACTGTCTTTTATGGCTAAGTCACCAGCATGGCAGAGGAAAGAAGGCAAGAACCCCAAGGGCGGTTTGAACGCCAAAGGCCGAGCCTCTTACAACGCAGCCAATCCGGGGAAACCCGGATTGAAAGCACCACAGCCGGAAGGTGGGGCAAGGAAAAAATCGTTCTGTTCCAGAATGGAAGGGATGAAAAAGAAGCTCACTTCTTCCAAAACCGCGAACGACCCAAACAGCCGTATTAACAAATCACTTCGCGCATGGAAATGTTGACATGGATACTCACGACATTAAAGTAATGACCGATGGCGCTGCTGTTGTTGTAGGGGTAAGTGGCTTCATGTCATGGTTCCCACCGATTGTTGCTTTAGTTGGTGGCTTGCTTACGATAGTTTGGTTAAGCCTACGCATTTATGAGACTGATACAGTTAAATCAATAATTAAAAGCGTTACTAAGGGCGACAATGCCAACGGTTAGTAAAAAGCAAGAAAAGTTTATGCAGGCAGTAGCCCACAATCCTGCGTTTGCTAAAAAGGCCGGTGTGCCGCAGAGTGTGGGTAAAGAGTTCACTAAATCTGGAGGCGGTATGGCGGAGTCAAAAAAGATGATTGGTAAAGAAGTGTCTTTCATGAAAAAGAAAGGCGCACCTGCGTCAATGATTAAACACGAGGAGTCGGAAATGAAAGGCATGAAAAAAATGGCTAAAGGCGGTTTTGCTTCCCCTTCCAAAATGGGTGCTGTAAAAACTGCTGCTCCTAGCCGTGACGGTGTTGCTATGAAAGGCAAAACCAAAGGCAAGCAAATTGTTATGGCCGGCAACAAAAAGATGAACAAAGGCGGACGGGCCTGCTAATGAGAGCCTCACGCGGCATGGGTTGTATTAACCCTTCCAAAATGCCCGGCGGGAAGAAGAAAGCCCGTCGGGATGACACCGACTTTACTCAGTACAAAGAAGGTGGGAAGGTTAATGCTGCGGGTAACTATACCAAGCCAAGTTTGCGCAAACGTATTGTTAGCCAAGTAAAAGCTGCAGCAACGCATGGCACAGGCGCAGGTCAATGGTCAGCCCGTAAAGCGCAGTTGGTGGCTAAGAAGTATAAAGCTGCTGGTGGAGGTTACCGTGACTGAACACATAGAAGATTGCTTGATTGACATAACAGGTGAATGCACTTGCGATGCTATGACGGACGAGCAGATAGACCTTGAGTTGTTGGAAAAAGAGGAAGCAAAAGATTGAAAGCCCCGCAACAATCGCTAAAAAATTGGGGAGATCAGAAATGGCGAACCAAAAGCGGAAAGCCGTCGTCAAAGACAGGAGAGAGGTATCTCCCGGAAAAGGCAATCAAGGCACTAAGCCCAGCAGAGTATGCCGCCACGACGAAGGCAAAGCGGGCAGGGAAGAAAGCAGGAAAACAGTTTGTAGCGCAACCTAAAGGTATTGCAAAGAAAACGGCGGGGTTTAGATAATGGGAATACCAAAAAATACATTTTTAACTAAAGATCGTTTAGATGATGCTGAATCCTCTTTAAAAGCAGAGGCTATGCGTGAACGAGATAGTGTTAATGCTCGCCGAAATAGATTAACGGAAACAGGAAAGCCTGGTTCTCCTTATTATCAACCAGAAGATACTGATACTCAAGATGAAAAACCTGTGCGAGCTGTAGCGCAAGGCAAGTATGTTAAAGCAAATAGTTATGGCGCTAGATGGAATCAAGATGAAGGATTTCTTGCGCCAACGGCTAGAATGGCAGATATGTTAATGAAAGGTAAGTCGCTTAAAGAGTCGACTGATATGAACAACATATTAGGCGATAGGAAATTAAGAGAGGGCGCAAAACAAGCAGGAAAAGAAGCAATCGAAAATTATCGTTCTGCAAAAGAAAATCAAAAAGAGTACGGCATGAAAAAAGGCGGCAAAGTTAAGTCCGCTTCTGCACGTGCCGATGGTTGTTGCGTACGTGGTAAAACGAGGGCATAAACGTGGCGTATACCACCGATACTACAGACTTTAATCCGACCCTCAACGATTATTTCGAAGAGGCGTTTGAGCGTTGTGGTGTCGAGATGCGTACTGGTTATCACTTCAGGACAGCGCGTCGTAGTTTAAACTTGATGTTAAACGAGTGGGCAAACCGCGGTATTAACTTGTGGACGATTGAACAAGGTTCGATCAACATGGTGCAAGGGGTAACTACGTACGATCTCCCTGATGATACTGTTGACCTCCTTGAGCACGTTATTCGTACACAAGCTAGTAATGTGCCCAACCAAACTGATTTGAACATAACCCGCATTTCTGTTTCGACGTACTCAACGATTCCTAACAAGTTGGCTCAGGGGCGTCCGATTCAAGTGTGGGTAAATCGTCAGTCTGGACAGAAGTCTGGGTCAAACGCAGCTACACCTGCGCATCCACAAATTAACGTCTGGCCTGCGCCAGATCAAGGTACGCAAGCTAATCCGTACTACGTGTTTTACTACTGGCGTATGAAGCGCATATACGACGCTGGGAACGGTATCAACGTGGTTGATATTCCGTTTCGTTTTACCAATGCGCTGGTTGCGGGGTTGGCGTACATGTTGTCGATGAAACTGCCGGGGGCTGAAGGCAGAGTTCAAATACTTAAAGCCATGT